GATGGCCCGGGCTGGTCTGGAATGGGGTCCGGCTGACCCCACCGGGGGCGGGGGCGCCCAAACGGGCGGGTCGCGCGCGTGTGCCTATACATACTATTCCACACGAACCATCATCTAACTTCTCATCATCACCTTCTAACCCCTTGATCCTGCAACATTCCCATCCTAACCCATTGATCTTAAAGCATTGTGCTGTAGTTGTTTGTGTAGTTTCTTAAAAAGACCCCCTACCCCCTTGTTTTTATGGGAAATTGCGTAGTTTTTAGTGATTTTGGAACCCACCCCCTTGTTGTTTTAGGTACCATCTGCCCTGGGAGGGGGTATTTTCTACCGTTGGTTGGTATTTTCCCGGGGATTTTGGCCATTTGCCTGAAAGATCTTCAACCGCAGGATGTATATGTGGCAGTATCTTGCCTCGTGTTCTTGTTTTGAATATATTTTGTTCCATCTTTCGGGAGGTTTTGGATGGAATTGCCGGATTCTTGGACGTTGATTGCTGTTTCCACTTACCGTGGGGGTTGGGAGTCGTTGCCTGGGGCTATTTTGTCGGTAGGTGAGGCTCGTGCGTTTTATGATCGGGATGAGATTTACATGGCGCAGAGGCGTTTGGGGCCGAATCAAATGGGCTTGTTGATTCGGAGGCGTCCCAATGGATGATGTTGAGATGCTTAGGAAGTTGATTTTGATGGGAAAGACGGAGTTGGAGATTGGGAGGATGATGGGGTGGTCTCATCATCGGATTAAGAGGATTCGGGAGAGGGCGAGGAAGGATGATCGTCCGGTTCCGAGTACTAGGGAGGAAGAATGACTTACCGCCAGAAGGAGGCTTTGGACTTTATCAAGGGTTTTTGGGGGCAGAATGGCTTTGCCCCGTCTTATGACCAGATAGCTGAGGCTATGGGGATTAAGTCTAAGTCCGGGGTTCACCGTGTTATTACTTGTTTGGTTGAGAGGGGTTGGGTGGTTCGTGAGCCGCATAAGGCGCGCTCTGTCCGGCCTATATAAAACTTGTTGACCCGCCCGATGTTCTCTGAATATGCTGGTGTGCGTCCTGGTTGGGCGTTAGGTTCTTCTTGCGTGTATTTCCCTGACTTGGCCCTCGGCAACGGGGGTCTTTTTTTAGGAAGCCTATGAATTTAGAGGACATCCTCCCAAAGATTCGGGATTTATCTATTGATGAGCAGCGTGAGTTGCTGCGTTTGGTTGAGCAGTTGGAGGAAGCCAAGAGGCTCGAAACTGCCAAGACCAAGTTTATCCCGTTTGTGAAGGAGATGTGGCCTGGGTTTATTCAGGGGCATCATCATGAGATCATGGCCGAGGCGTTTGAGCGGGTCATGTTTGGTGATTGCAAGAGGTTGATTATCAATATGCCTCCCCGACACACTAAGTCGGAGTTTGCTTCCTATTTATTGCCAGCTTGGTTCATGGGTAATTTCCCCGATAAGAAGATCATTCAGGCTACCCACACTGCCGAATTGGCGGTGGATTTTGGTCGTAAGGTGCGGAATTTGATTGATAGTGAGGATTATCGGAAGGTTTTCGGGGAAGTGAAGTTGCAGTCGGATAGTAAGGCTGCGGGGCGGTGGAATACCTCCGATGGCGGGGCTTATTTCGCTGTGGGTGTTGGCGGCGCTATTGCTGGTAAGGGTGCGGATTTGTTCATCATTGATGACCCGCATACCGAGCAGGAGGCAATCTTAGCTGCCCATGATCCGTCTATTTATGACAAGGTGTTTGATTGGTACACCTCTGGTCCTCGCCAGCGTTTGCAGCCGGATGCTCGTATTGTTGTGGTGATGACCCGGTGGGGTAAGCGCGATTTGACGGGTCGGTTGGTTCAGTCGTCTATGGATCGGGATGGTGTGTCGGAGTGGGAGGTGATTGAGCTTCCTGCGTTATTGCCGTCTGGGAATCCGATTTGGCCGCAGTATTGGAAGCGGGAAGCTTTAGAGGCTTTGAGGGCAGAATTGCCTGCCCACAAGTGGAATGCTCAGTATCAGCAGCAGCCGACAAATGCCGAGGGTGCCATTCTCAAGAGGGAGTGGTGGAGGCGTTGGGACTCCAATAAGCCCCCGGCTTGTGAATATATCATCGTCTCGGCGGATACTGCCTTTACCAAGAACAACCGCTCTGACTACACCGCCTTTACGGTGTGGGGTGTATTCGATAACGATAAAGATACAGGCTCCGGTACGCCTAATCTTATCTTATTGGATGCGTTCAAAGATAGACTTGAGTTCCCTGAGCTTAAAGCTCGGGCGATGGATGTCTATAAGGAGTGGGAGCCTGATACCCTAATGATCGAAGGCAAGGCGTCTGGTTTGCCTTTGATTCATGAGCTTAGGCAGTTGGGGATTCCCGTCTCCGAATTTACCCCTACCCGGGCGTCTGGGGACAAGATTATGCGCGCAAATAGTATTAGCGATATGTTTGCGTCTGGTATAGTCTGGGCGCCGGAGACGAAGTGGGCTGATGAGGTTATTGAGGAGTGTGCGGCGTTCCCCAATGGCTCTCATGACGACTTTGTTGACGCGGTTATCATGGCTATGATGAGGTATCGGCAGGGTGGTTTTATCCGGTTGCCAACGGATTATGAGGACGAAGATGCCCTCCCCCGTCGAGCCGATTATTATTAAGGGGTATTGCTGTGGCAATAGATAAAGCTGTCAATCCGCTGGGCAATCCGTCAGAGGTTGATATTGAGATTATCAATCCAGACGCGGTGATTATTCGGGAGGATGATGATGGTTTTCTTGCCATTCTCGGGCCAGAGCTTTCAGAGCAAATCATGCCCGGCTTTGATGCCAACCTTGCTGAACACATGGATGAGCGCGAGCTTAACGGGCTTGGCTTTGAGTTGTTGGATGACTTTGAATCTGACAGCCGTTCCCGCCAGGATTGGGAAGACACTTACAAAAAGGGCCTAGATCTTCTTGGTTTGAAGATTGAGGATCGTTCTTCTCCCTGGCCTGGGGCTTGTGGTGTGTTCCACCCGATTCTTGCTGAGGCTGCGGTGCGGTTTCAGTCCCAGGCTATTATGGAAACCTTCCCGGCTGGCGGTCCAGTTCGGACGAAGATCGTGGGTCGCTTGACGCCGGAGCGCGAACGTCAGGCACAGCGGGTCAAAGAAGACCTGAACTATATGCTGACCGAGAAGATGTCAGACTATCGCAGCGAGCATGAGCGTATGCTTTTTGCTCTGCCGTTGGCTGGGGCAGCATTTAAGAAGGTCTATTGGGATCCCACCCTCGGACGCCCATCTTCTCTATATGTTCCTGCCGAGGACTTTGTTGCCCCTTATGGAGCTACGGACCTTCAAACCGCTACACGCTACACGCACATTATGCGGAAGCACCCAAATGAAATCCGCAAATTGCAAGTCATTGGGTTTTACCGGGACATTGATCTCTCTACCCCGGTCCCGGATCGGAATGAAATTCAGCGCATTAAAGACAAGCTGGCTGGCGAAGAGCTAACAGACCAGGATGACCGGCATATCCTTCTGGAGATGCACGTTGATCTTGACCTTCCAGGATATGAGGATGTTGGGGATGACGGCGAGCCAACTGGCGTTGCGCTCCCGTATGTCGTCACCGTTGAGAAGTCCACCGGCAAGATCCTGTCTATCTATCGGAACTGGAAGCAGGATGACCCGCTGAAGCTGAAGCGTCAGCACTTTGTCCAGTATGGGTATATTCCGGGCTTTGGCTTCTACCCATTTGGCTTGATTCACTTGGTCGGTGGTATTGCAAAATCTGCCACCTCGATCCTTCGGCAGCTTGTGGATGCCGGTACTCTTTCTAACCTTCCGGCTGGTTTGAAGGCGCGCGGCCTTCGGATTAAGGGCGACAGTACGCCGTTGATGCCGGGCGAGTTCCGGGATGTGGATGTCCCCTCGGGTGCGATTAAGGATAGTATTACCTTCCTTCCTTACAAAGAACCGTCACAGGTTTTGGCTCAGTTGCTTGGCAACTTGGTCGAAGAGGGTCGTCGGTTTGCGTCCATTGCTGATCTTCAGATTGGCGATGCCAACCAGAATGCCCCAGTAGGTACGACCTTGGCGCTTATGGAGCGCGCAATGAAGGTGATGTCTGCGGTGCAGGCGCGTCTTCATGCCTCTTTGAAGCAAGAACTTGATCTGCTTGTGGATATTATCCGTACCCATATGCAGGGCGACTATGACTATGAAACTGACATGGGCGCCACCCGCACGGATGATTATGATGGGCGGATTGATGTAATCCCCGTCACCGATCCAAATGCGGCGTCTTTGTCTCAGCGAGTGGTTCAATATCAGGCTGCGCTTCAGTTGGCTCAACAGGCGCCTCAGATGTATGACTTGCCGGAGCTTCACCGGCAGATGCTTTTGACCCTTGGCATTCAAGACCCAGGTAAGATTATCCCTGACCAGAATGACAAGAAGCCGATGGACCCTGTTTCGGAAAACATGGCGATTCTGTCTGGTAAGCCTGTTAAGGCGTTCCTCTATCAAGACCACGAAGCGCACATCAAAGTACACATGGCTGCCATGCAAGACCCCAAAATCCTTCAGTTGGTTGGGCAGTCTCCTCAAGCCGGGCCTATTCAGGCTGCGGCCATGGCGCATATCAATGAGCATATTGCCTTCCAGTATCGGAAGGAGATCGAGAAGCAGCTTGGCGTTGAACTGCCACCGCCAGAAGAGCCGTTGCCGGAAGACATCGAGGTCGCTCTGTCTCAGTTAATGTCCGATGCGGCCCAAAAGCTTCTCCAGAAAGACCAAGCTGAGGCGCAGCAGATGCAGGCGCAGCAGCAAATGCAAGACCCTGTTCTCCAGGCCCAGATGAAGGATCTTCAGATTAAGGAACAGGAAGTTCAGCGGAAGGCCATGAAGGATCAGGCTGATCTTGCTCTTAGGCAGCAACAGCAGCAGATCGAGATTGAGAGGATTAATTCTCAGGAGCGTATTGCTGGGGTTAATGCTGGGATTAAGGCCGCTTCTCAGAAGCAGGTCAATGATCAGAAAGGTGATGCGGAGGCGGCAAGGATAAAGCTTGATGCCTTTAAGGTTGGCGCTGATCTCATGAGGAATCGGTAATGGCCGCAGTTACGGACAATATGCTGGAATACCTGCGGTCTAAGATTCGCAACATCATGAATGAACACGCGGATCATATTGCCACGGGATGTGCTGTTGATTGGGCAGATTATAGGTATCAAGTGGGGATTATTGAAGGTTTGGCGAAAGCCGAGAGAGAATTGCTCGATATGGTGGAGAAATTAAAAGAGCATGACTAATCGCCCGCACCGGGCGGTGGGCATCGCGCAGCCAGAATGCGCGTAGAGGACTAAAATGCTTAACGTAGATATTAAGATGCCTGAAGGAGAAGTCCGAGGAGCCAAGCAACTCCCGGAACCCAGGGGCTTTAAGATTCTGATTGCTCTCCCAGAGCTTGAGGAAAAGACTGACGGTGGCATTTATCTCCCAGAACAAGTCCGCAACACGGAAGCCCTCGCTACCGTTGTTGGGTTTGTCTTGAAGATGGGTGATTTGTGCTACCAGGATGAAAAGAAATTCCCGAATGGTCCCTGGTGTAACGAGGGGGATTGGGTTGTTTTCCGGGCCTATAGTGGCACGCGAATCAAGATTCATGGCCGTGAGTTCCGCCTCATCAATGATGACATGGTGGAAGCGGTTGTTGAAGATCCAAGGGGGATTTCACGGGTATGAGTGAAGCGCGCAAAACAGACGATCAAGACGAGGGCTTTGAAATTGAAGTCGTGGACGATATGCCTGAAGAGGATCGGGGTCGGCCCATTGCTCCCGAGGTAACGGAAAGTGATGATGACATCACTCTTACCGAGGAAGAAATCTCCAAATACCGTGAGGAGTCCCGGCAAAAGGTTCGGGAATTAGCCTTCAAGGCCCACTCGGAGCGCCGAGCTAAAGAGCTTGCGGCTCGTGAGCGGGACGAGGTTATTCAGTTGGCTAATCGGCTGGCTGAAGAGAACAAGAAATACCGGGAATTGGCCGGTAGCAGTGAGCAATTTGCTGTAAATCAGGCCAAGACGCGGGCTGAATCCGAGATCAATGCCACCAAACGCGCCATGAAAGAGGCGTTTGAGGGCGGCGAAACGGACAAATTCATTGAACACCAAGAGCGTCTTCAGCGGTTGGTTAATGAGCATGAACGCTATTCTGCGTACAAGCCGGAGCCAATTCCTGAGCCTCAGCGGTTAGAGCCGCCTAAGCGCCAGGGTCCTGACCCTGAAGCTGTCAAATGGGCCAAGGATAATCCCTGGTTCGAGGGTGGCAGTGAGCTTGAGAAAGAAATGACGGGTTATGCTTATGCGGTCAGCGATATGTTGATCCGGGAACATAAGATTGACCCTCGCAGCAATAAATACTTTGACGAAATCAACTCTCGTGTGAGAAAACGATTCTCGGAGTA